ATTGGGATTTACACGTCATTACAAACTTTGAGTGAATTTGCCTCTGACGTGGACCGCCACGTAGGGTCGTCAAAACTTTCACAAACGACATGCCGGGTGGGTGCCGCCGTTGGATGTTTACGTGGAACAACTTCCCTGCCGGGCAAGAGCAGATGTGGCTGAACGATGCTGCGCCGCCGCCAGAGATACGCTATGCTATCTGGCAGCACGAGTGCGGCGCTGAAAACCACGTTCACCACATACAAGGTTACGTAGTGTTCAAAACACCACTCTCCGTTGGAACCGTCAAGCACATCGTTGGAGACCCTGCTCACCTAGACAAGTGCAAAGGCACAGACGACGACTGCGTTGCCTATTGCACCAAAGAGGATACCCGCATAGCGGGTCCATGGCACATTGGTGAGCGTGTCGCTCAAGGTGAGCGCACAGACCTTGCAGCCCTCGCTGCATTGGTCAAAGAAGGCAAGACAGACCGCGATCTCGCTGAAATTGAACCCTGCACCTTCATGCGCCACTACAAAGGTCTGCAGACACTGCGCATGGTGCTCCTCCCACCACTGGAGCGTGAGGTTACCACCTTCTGCCTCTGTGGCCCTACTGGAATTGGCAAGAGCTGGGCTATGCGCCGCTGTTTTGAGGTCAAAGGCCCTATCTACCAAGTCAACTGGGATAGGGCAGGAACTCCCTGGTTTGACGGCTACCAGGGAGAGAAGACTATCATCTTCGATGACTTCTCTGGCGCAATTCCAATCGAGCATATGCTCCATATGCTTGACCGCTACCCCTACCGCGCACCAATAAAGGGTGGCTTCGTTAACGCACAGTGGTCTACTGTGCTCCTCACCTGCAACGATCCTCCCGCAACCTGGTATCCAGTTGCTTCCCTCGAGCGCCAAGCCGCTCTTATGCGTCGTCTGACGCATAACTGGATTGCAGACAGCCGCCACGCTATCCAGCAACTCCTGGCAATCCAGTTCCCCGCCGCGGCCCAGCCGCCGGCCGACCCGTGACCTTTTGACCAAGGTCACGGGTCACGAGGTCACCTGAGGCAATGCTATGCTCAGGTGACCCTGTGACGTCAGCCACCCCAGTTCCTCGTTCCGAGAACCAATACATCCTCAAATTTTTCACGGATCTCGTTGGAGGATGGTCTATCGCAGACGGGGCTACCGTAAGTTTGCTCGCTCTGGTCGCCGCCGGCCTGCTCGCAGGCATACGCGCTATTCTGGCCGCAAGACGCGCCGCTTTGGCCGCAAGCGCTTCTCGCGACGTCGGCCCGTCAACCTCACGCCTGGAAGGACAGTAACCAAGACTTTCACGCACACATACTCTTGGAACCTGTCACTGTCCAACCAAGTTGGACAAGACCGCGTCTACTTGGCATCTACAAGCTTCCAGCTATCAGCTCACCCAGAAGCTGCTGCTTTCTCCAGCAGTTATGACCGCTACCGCATCCGCCGGATTACGCAGACTATCCGCCCGCCATGGGGCGGCAAAGGCACCATGCAGGAGTACTTTGGTGCTGCTGCAAGCAACCGGCCTGCGCCGTTTGACTTCATGTACATCGTTGACCGCGATGATGATGATGCTCCCTCAAGCTGGAACTACCTGAGGGCACGTGGTGGCCGTGTCCAGAGTGGTGGAAGAACCATGAAATCCACCATAAGCTGGCCAAGCATGCACACTGTTGGGTGGTGTGGCCCAACCATGAGTGTGCTCAACAACTTCCACGTCTACGTTCCAAGAGGTACGTGGTTGGACTGCCGCAACAAGTCTCTCGTCCACTATGGCTGGAAGTATGGATTCCGCGCTCCTGCTGCCTTCGCAAGCGCGGAGAATCCAATGACACTCGTCCTCACGGTCGATGTCACCTTCGTCGTTGACTTCAAGGATCAGCTCATCCAAACTACTGCTGGAGAGACTGCTGCAAGCACTCTCCCTGGTGCAAACGTGGATGGTCCTCTGATGGCTGGGGAGGATGATGATCCACGTGATGAGCCACTGGAGGGTGGTCCAGTGGAGCCGTAATGGGGGGCAAGCCCCCCATGACCCCCCGCGGCGGCCTGCGCCGCCGCCATTTATCTATTGGTTGAACCGTGGATATGCTCGAAGTCCTCATTCCGAGTTTTCAAACAACCACATTGGGATTTACACGTCATTACAAACTTTGAGTGAATTTGCCTCTGACGTGGACCGCCACGTAGGGTCGTCAAAACTTTCACAAACGACATGCCGGGTGGGTGCCGCCGTTGGATGTTTAC